AACGTCAATGAACTTTATTTGATACAAATATAGTGATTCTTTTTTAAATTGAAAGAGGCTACATGAATATGCAGCCTCCTCAAAACCCTAATAAACAATTAACCAAAACCAGATAAAAATATGGACTCAAATATAATAATTACTTTTTAATAATTTGGATATTTTCCAAAGTTTTTAAAGTATCATTATTGCATTCCAATACAGAGATAGATGAGTAATTTTTATCAAACCCTTTAAAAATCCTTTTAATAAATGTTTTATTTTCCCATGTCCAATAAAAAAAGGATGAGACATTGCTATTAAATACCGGATTTAAAGTTGTTGAGTCTTTTGTTGAGACTCCAGTAATTGACCAGCATTCTTTATTAACTTGAAAATATCTCACATCCTGAGCAGACTCAGGCTCATTTTGAGAGGCAATCTCCTCATCAGGAACTGGAGGAGTATATGTATTTGAAACTTTTACCAAATCTTTATAGTAAATATACAGTCTATAATACTGATTTAGCTGCTTTGTTTTAATTCCTAAACTATTCGCCAGGGAGTCAGCATAAAAATTAAATTTGTCCCACTCCTTTTGTGTAAAAACCTTTTGATCAGCACTAGCATTTGTTGCTAAAATTGTTTGATTGATCCTGAGCCTTGAATTTTCCTCCTGAACATTTGAGAGCCATTTCCAGAGGATGACATTTGATGTAATTAGGAGTAAAAAAGCAGCTATTATAATAATGTATTTTTTCATTTTGGGAGTCGTTTTTCAACTGAATGTATCATTTGAATTAAAGTATTTCCATAATCCTCAGCAGTTGCATAACCAGCCTTTGCAACTTCGAGAGCAAAGTTTTCCGGATCAGTATATTTAAAAGCTGCTGCATATCTTTTATTGACAATTAAAAACTGGCAATGATCCTCTAAGCAGTCAGACAATGAGTCATAATCTCTGAAATAATCCTTTACAATGTATTTATATTTACCGTTTGGACATTGAGAGATTGAAATTATCTCAGGAAAAAACTATTAAAAAATCTAGCTTAGTAGGTAGATTATTTATCGGATCGAGTTCCAGATTAATCTTTGACTGTCATCAGGGAGATTGCTCCAGATGTATTTTTGACAACAAAAGCGAAATGAGAGCATGCAATGCAATGGCTGGGACAATCGGAATAACTGGCAAAGATAATTGCTCTGGAGTCATCTCAGCTATTAAGGATTTAAAAACTGAGGATGTGAGCTATAATGATTTTGTAAATATAACTGCTAAATTTAAGAGGCATGGAAATTAAGCAACAAAAAACAGCCATAGAATCCTATCATGAGAATAAAGACTCAGGAAAATTGGCAGAAATGGACCAGATAATATTTGACTGGATTAAAGATCGTAAAAGGCCATTGTCTGCAAATCAGATTTACAAAGATTTTGACGGTATGTTTTTACTCCCATCAATAACGGCTGCCCTCAACCGTCTTAGGTATGACTCAAAATTGATTATAGCTCACAAGTTCCAATTCACTGGCATGAAGTCAAAACTTTATTATATTGAACGTAAAGAACATCACCAGGCAGATGTGAGACCTCCATCAGAGATTGATAATTTGAGAGCTGAAATCGAAATGCTGAAACTTCTTAACAAAAGACAACAAGTAAAAATAGAAATGTTAACAAATAATTTTGTAATAAATAAAACCCATTAACCATGAAAACAATTGAAATAATAAACAATGTAATTACAGAGACAATTTCAGAATTTGATGAAAAATTAAAAGTTCCAATGACTGAAAAAAAGTTTGATTCAATACAAAAAAAAAGAGACACTAAAATTAAAGAATTTAGAAAATTAATTAAGTATTTAGAATCTCAACCCGCTGAAACTTTTTTAAAATCAGAAATTGAATATCCAAGTTTTTCTTCACAATGGCGTGATTGACTTGTTTTTACTCTATGAATAAGATTACTTAAATTCCTTTTTGCTTTAAAATCTTCTTTCCCATATTGTAACCTACTCCATTTCAAAGCCATTATTCTTATTTTTTCCTTATTATTTTTTACGTATTCAGCCCTTGTTATTTTTCTTTTTTCAATATTTAATTTTCTGTATTCCTTACTTTGCTTTGATATTTTTTCCTTATTAAGTAATAAATATTTTTTATTATATTCTCTTTTAATATCTCGAGACTTTTTATAATAATTACTTCTTTTTTCTTTTTCTTCCGGTAAGTCTTTTATTAATTCATATCTTGATTTTGCGAGTAAAAGCTTTTTATTAGAATATACATTTTGATAATATAATTTATTATATTCATTATTGCACATCTTACATCTTGGTTTATACCCATTCAAAGCCCTTGCCTCTTTTTGAAATTCGGAAACTGGTTTTATTTCCTGACATTTATTGCATTTTTTTGATTCCATTTTTTATTTAAAGGTACAAAATAAAAATGGTTTTCCAATGTGTTTTTTTCCATAGCGTTTAATTTTTATCAAATATCGGTTTATATATTCACTTTTACAATAGTCGGGCGTAGTTTAGACGGAGTATAAATAGCCCTCTCCATCTTACCCCTCCACCAAGTATCGACCTGCTCTTTATCGAATCGAAGCGGAAAAGCCCCGCCTCCCTCATGTGGTAAGCCTTCTTTGTTTATCATATAGTAGATATATGATTTCTTATACTTGACTGGTAGGTAGTCGATTAATTCGGTTATGTTCATAGTTTTATTGATTTGTTAGTTTAATGTTACGGTAACGGAATAGCCTACCTACTTGGTAAGGTCTTGAAACTGCATTCATTCGCATTCTGATTTCGTTCTCATACTTAACGATCTTTTCCTTTATTCTCGGTTCAGTACTCGCTAATTTTTTTAACCTTTTAATGCTTTGAAGTACGTTTGAATGTGTTAATCCGAAAGGTTTAGCAATGTCAGCAAGTGTAAGCATTGTAAATTTACGGGCTAAGTAAAAGCATATAAATCTTGCAGTAACTTGCGGAACACTTCGATTAGAATTGAATGTAACCCGTTCACCATTGTAAACGAGTTTTATTATTTCTGCGTAGGTCATTTGATTGCCTCGTTAAATTTGAATATTTCGGGTTCGTTTTGGATTGCGATTGCGAACCAGTAATCGCCTTTTTCGGGTGTAAATTTCCAACAAAAAGAACCACTAATAAAGCCATTAAAATTTTTTTCATCATTTAGCATTTTAATAGATGCGTTTTTAAATCCTTCACTATCATTCTTAGTGTATTCTTTACGGTTCTCTAAATACCTATCAGCAGCCCCGTACATTTCCAACACGAATAGAAATCTTGGGTTAATCTGTTCTTTTGTCATGTTATTTCGGATTAAAATTGTTTTTAACATAAGTCTTAATATCTTGAAACCATTTATCCATTCCCATTTCACTTGAAAATACTAACTTTTTGAACTCTTCATTATCAATTTTGTTTACTTTCGATATCTCGGCGCGTATCAACTCAACTACTCTCGCCTCGGTTAGTTTCGTTTCGGGATTATCTGTTAGTATGTCAGATATGCTAAGATCTGTAAGTTCAAAACAATCCTCTAACCAATCGTTTGAAAATTTATCGGAATCTAAATTAACGCCGCAAAAACATCTGTCATCAAATCTATTTCCGTTAGTAACTAAAGTAAGTGATCCTAACTCATTTCTAACAACCTGACCAGGTTTAAATTTTGTTTCCATTTCGTTTAATATATTAAGTGACTAATTACTTTAACAATCCATATCCCGAACCTTACAACAGTGTAAAGTGTTGCTATCATTCCGATTAGGATAAATAGCCCGACAACTGCAGAACCGTTGTCTTCTTCAAATCGTCTGTTTATGTAGCTCATTTTAGTAGGTGTTTATGTTCGTGAATGTTGCCGATAACAGAGCAACAAGATTTAATCCATGATTGAGTTTGAGCATCGGCTAATGGTTGCAATATTAACTCATCGCCTTGCTTTAGGTCTTCTTTGCTTTTACTCCAATAACCGTCTTTAATTGCAAACCCTCCAATAGTTGAGTAAACTCTGTATGTATTATGAGTATCTCTATTTTCGTCTTTAATTACGTCATCAGAATAAATCTCTTTTCCGTTTTTATCGAGTAGTCCTGTGAATTGCATTATTGAATTATCATCTAACCATGCTGTATCCCACATTTCCGAATTAATAAAGTACAACATTTCTTTTCGTGTAGCATAATTTAAATATACTCTAAACTTAATTTTTCTCATACCTTAGCCCTCCTGCATACTTTTCTCAACTGTATCTGACACCTATTACACATACCGTCACAATCAGAAGTATCAAGTATTATCTGATCTTTAACACCTCTGACATACTTAGCAAAGCTATACATGAACGTTGCCCTCATTGCCTCATGTGCTATCCTTATCGAATACGGGCGGTTAACTGAGAACTTACCAAAGTATTCGGGTGAGTGTCCTTTTCTGATCTGTTTTAATAGTCTTGTTTTCATATTAAAGAAATAATGTTATAATCCAACTAAAAAATAATACGACTACTGATTTAGATAATGTAAAAATCATACTTTCTAATAATGATTCAAAAACTTTATCCTTATCAACTTCTTTACTTTTTTTAAGTGTAATAAAAGTAATAAAAAATACTATCCCAATAGCCTCAACAATTCTCAAAGGTTGCATCTGAAATGTTGGTACTATAAACCAAAGCCATAATTTCATAAATACAAATCCGTTAATAATTGGCCCGATTGTTAAAGCTAAAATAATTGTCATAAATTTTCCAAAGTTTTTCATCTCAATAAGTATTAAGTAAGTAATATTCCATTCCAAAGTAAATCAATATCATCAGCATCAGAACCAATCCAATCGTAAACGATACGATAATAACCGGCTCTTTTAGCTCTCTTAGTAGAAAGAATCTTATAAAGAACTCTTTCCATGGCATTGGGGGGTGGTTGCGGTTCATGTTATTTATTTTTTGAAAGTTTGCTACAAAAATAATCCAAATCGTGATAACCATTTTCCCAGAATCTTATACCGTATTCTCTTCTTAAATGGTTTCTTATTTTATCAAAATCTCCATCTTCAAACGTATCAGCGTATATACTACTATTTATACAATCACTAAAGCTCCATCTCCAACGCTTTTGGTGTATTAATGGGAATAAATCTTCATGAGTTTTTTGGTCTAAAAAAAAATTACTTTTTGAATATACAACTCCATTAGAATCTATTACTCCTACTATCCACGCCCAACGCAATCTATCGAATTTATTAGGTGTATTAGTTCCATATCTTTCATTGTTTAATTCTTTCATCGTGCATCTGCATTAAGTTCAACTTCCCTCATTAACTCTGATTCCTGAGCAGTCGAGAGTGTATCTCGGCTCTCGGTAGGTAGCCATTCGATTGTTACCCATAACACACGGGTCGTAGTGGTTCCGAATCGTTCCTCTGTGATATTGTCGCCATATACTTCGGTATCAACTGAGGCATCGTACTCGACATTTAACAGTCCTTTAGCGTGATCGACTTGAAACTCATTGTTTCCGTCAGTAGTATCATAGCTTTGTAGCTTTCTGAATAACTGACTTTTTAGGTTTTGATAGTGTTTGGGGTTCATAGCTTTAATTATTAATTGTTCAGTAAAGATAAGTCAAAATATAAAGCGATACAAGCGTTTTATAAATTAATTTTGATTCAGTACGCTATTTATATTGATTACAGATAGCACCCTCTTCCTTTTCCTATCCTCAACCCCATCGCATCGGGCTATGATTGATGCGATTATTACTTCTTTGCGCCGGTAAAAGAGGTCGAGCTGGTCGGGTTTCATGAGAATAGATTATTTAGTTTACGTTCAACAGTGCAAATAGTATCGTTATGGCTTCCACCATGAGCGACTAATAATATTTCAATTAACTCAAAGCCTCGTTTCTTTCCTATTCCTGCGCTATTCCATCCAAAACACATAACAATTCCGTTATGTTTTACTACCCTGCTAATTTCATTTATATGCTTAGTTCTAAAACTACTTTGAGTTGTTTCGGCTGTAACTTGTATTCCTACATTTTTATAACACTCTGAAACTTGCCTTAATGAATATGGAGGGTCGTAAAAAACAAAATCAATTGAATTATCCGGAAACTGTTTTAAAAAATCAACAGCGTCTAAATGATAATCCGTATTCATTTCAGGGTTTAAATCATTTGTAACCTTTGCTAATTTACTTTTATTTGCGAATGGGTCAATGCTATAAAAATTAGATTTGAAATATTTATGAATAAGTTTACTTATACATTTAATTTCGAATGTGTTAGAATTAGGCATTTCCCAAACTCTATTAAAAATCATATCCTTCTATATAAGTGCCAGAGCGTGCCGGCGGTTAGTATTCGATAACTATTTCTAATCGTTTGCATCCGATTATTGACAAAGCGTAAAAGTATGCGGGTATAAACTCATTCCAATTAATCCATGCCTTTTCGCTTAAATGTCGCATCCAGTTATTTTCTTTTAACATATCTGCCATAATCCAATAGAAATCATCATAGCACATATTTCCGTCTGATTCAACAATCCACTTACCAAACTTTTTCATAGTCTTTTCATCATTGTAAATTGACTTTAAATAATCGTATGATTCTTTACTTAATAAATTAATCGGTTCTTTGTTGCTCATGGTGCTTATTTTTAAAATGGGTTACTTTCCTGGTAATTATAACTTGTATTATTTTGGACCTCATTATTTAGGTCCGTACTTAATTTGAAATAGCGACCTTGTATTCCATTATGTCTTGTCATTATAGGTTCACCAAACAAGCGTTTTAACTCCCTTGATAATTGTGCAAATATTAACTTTTGACCCGGGTATCTTGTTTCTAACAGAATCTTTATATCTGTACTTGTAAACTTATCACCTGATTCAGATTCCTCAAAATGCTTTTCAAGTAATTCTCTTTCTGGATTAATATTTAAAAACTCCCTATTATTTCTCGATTCTCTTTCATCCTTTTCACTTTCGGATAATTCACCGGCTGATTTATCTTTTTTATATTCATACAAAGCTTGGGACCATAAGAAACGTGGATCGATATTAGCGGTGTAACCTCTCCAATCAAATCCACGGACCTTTAATATTAACCATCTTGTATTACTTACATCGACTAAAATATCACTTTTGTTTGTTTATGCAAATAATGTATCTATTCGTTTATGCTTTTGATCAAACCTTCCATAACTCACACGCTTTGTTACATCACCTTTACTTATAAATGCTTTTAAATGTGCAACCTCCTTTTTATCCAAATCATCTAATTCATCAATATTCTTTATTAAGTACCTGGTTAATGAAAGAATAGAATCTTTATCAGTTGGGTCAATCATTTCATCATTATATAGTTCATCAGGGACCAACCACATAACCCACTTTGATTTACCTATTTCCTGTGGACCATATAGAGTAAAAACAAAACGATTTGCATTTCCACACAATATGCAATCGAATGCCCTTATCATGTGTTTGCGTAACATATTGATAAAAAATTCAGGCTTTTCATCGCTTTGCAACTTTACATATTTTAATAGGTCCTTAAAATAATCTATGCCATCCCATTCCGGTAAATCATTTATAAAGTTGGTTATCGGATTATACATATCACAAAATGAGCTTGTAAGTAACATATCATTGATCTTATTCTTTGATATTCTAACTGGCTTCCATTTATCTGTTTCTTTTATAAACCTTGATGTTTCCATTTCAAGCATAATATCACCTACCAAGGTATCGAAATTATTATCCCAAACCTGGTCCGCTTTCTTATACTCAATATTTCCTATCAAAAGATTTTTTCTTACTTTAATATCCCAATCATTAATAATATTCTGCAAAACATCATAATAATTCTTTGGCTCTTTTATTTCACCTTTTACAGTTTTGGCTGTTTTTGATTTTCTTTTTTTACCCGGATTATACCTTTCGTAAAGTTCTTTGCTACATTCAGAATAATCACCATTGAATAATAATATGGTCCTAACTGCAAACATACAATAAGAGGTTCGCATATCAAATGGATGCGCATTACTCGAAAATACATAAAACTTATTTCTACCTACTTTACCAAATGATGCACTTATCCCAATGTCATCCTTACCAGGTCTTATCCAATAATAATCGCCTGAAGGCTTCCATCCTGCATTAATTAAAATCTGCTTTGTTTCTGCTATTGTAGAATAATCTTCATTATACATGGTCCCTGGTGCTTCCGAATTATCATTTCCGGTCTTTGGTTGCTCTTTCTTTTCCTCAACCTCATTCAAAGCTATACACACATTTATTAATGTATCTCTTTGTTGTTGGTCCAACATTGGCACATTGTCAATACTACCGTTTAATATGTTATCGTAAAAAACAACGTAACCACCTACACCCCTTGTTTCAACAAGTGTAATTCCTTTTGGACCATCCATTCGCATAGCTAACTTTAGGTTTCCCATTGGATTAGGACACCTATAATATATATGATAACCTCCGCTTTGCGTATTTATTACCAGAAACTTACTTAAATCGTAATTATCAGATATAAACGTATAAAGTTCTTTAGCATCTCCGAATTTATTATCGACATCGATTATTTCTAATCCATCAACACCACCACAAACACCAAAGTATTTATACTGTTCTATTTCGGACCAATCACATTTATTCTTAACAACCTTACTCCATGTATAGCGTAATGGCTTACCCTCTTTTCCTATTATCGGTTCGTTGTTACGGTCCCGAATAATTAATGGAGCTTTGTCTTTTCCACCCTCAACGGGGAAAATTCTGAAATTCTCATAAAGTATTTTCTTCATAATACTAATATATTTAAAAGCTCAAAAGGTCACAACAATAGCCTAAGCACCACCCGAGGCGTGAATCGTTTTATGACCTAATGAGCTTAAAATCTTTTAGTTTCATCGAGTGGTGCGTGTATTATTTCACAAATATAATACTAATTATTTGAAACTGTGTTATTTTACTATGATTTTTTCTGTAAGCTTTTAAAATGCTGATAATCACTATTTTGTTACAGAGCTATAAAATACCTGTAAGCTGCTAAACCCTTATGTACTCTATAAAGCTTACAGAATATATATATATTTACTATATATTTATTATTCTATGATATTATATTACCATATTCTACGCTGAAATTCTCAAAAAAACTTTTTTGGTCTATTTTTCAGTTTCCTGTAAGCTTTCCCAATGTTTATAGTACTTTGTCAGCTTACAGAGGTGTTTTTAGTCCTGTAAGCTCTGTAAGCTTTTTAATAGTTATACATAATTAATTTGACTTTATCAAATATTCGAAGTAAATTTGTTGAAATTATCAATATAATTCAATGCCATTCGTAAAAGGAAAGTCCGGTAACTTACAAGGTAAACCTCCCGGGGTACTTAATAGAACTACCAAAGAAGCCAAAGAGATACTCGAACAGGTTCTTTTAGGTCAGGTCGATAATATTAAAGAGGCTTTACAGGAGGTCAAAGATAACGACCCTGCAAAGTATCTTGATGCGTGTTCTAAACTGTTTACTTATGTGTTACCTAAGAAGACGGATGTTACATCAAACCTTGAGCAGATCAAAAACGTAAACGAAGTAATACTAACCGATGAACAGCTTAACAAGGTAATTGAAAGCATGAAACCGGATGGAAGACATTAGCAGAGCAGTACTAAGACAAGCAGCCCGTAAAAACTTCTGGTTATTTTGCGTTTACTATGATTATGAATTTTTCTATATAAAGCGACCATTTCTCTACGTGGTTGCACTTGCATTTCAAGATATATTTGATAGAAAGATTATTACGCTATCAGTATCAATGCCACCGAGAGCTGGTAAGTCTTACATTACTTCATTGTTTTGCGCCTGGGTATTAGGTAGAGAGCCTGAACAGTCTATAATGCGTAACTCTGTAACCTCAACACTATTCAGAAAGTTTTCTTATGATGTCCGTGAGGTGCTTAAAAGTATGAAGTTCAAAGAAGTATTCCCAGATGTTGAACTTTCAGGAGATAAGCAAAGCATTGACGGATGGAATACTACTAAAGCGGTGCAAGTTTCTTACTTTGGTAATGGTGTTGGAGGTACGATTATCGGCTTTGGTGCTTCCCGTATTGCTTTGACAGATGACCTGTATAGAGGACATGAAGACGCTTTAAGCGAAACGATTAACGAAAGTACTCACCAATGGTATAACTCAGCTCATAAGTCAAGGGTTGAGAAAGGTTGTGCAATGATCGACATCGGAACCCGTTGGAGCCTAAAGGATGTAATCGGTAAGAACTCAGAGGCGAAGTATTACGATAGAGAATTAATCATACCGGCTATTATTGACGGTGTTTCGTTCTGTGAAGATGTAAAGACCACGGCCGAATATATAAAACTCAGATCAGAAACGAATAGCATAATATGGGAATCTGAATATATGCAGAATCCTATCGAAATGGAAGGCGTATTTATGCCATTCAATAAGATCAAACGATATACAGACGTAACTGGTGAAGGTGTTAATCTAATCTACATTGATCCGGCCGACGAAGGAACCGATCACTTTGCAGCTTTGATAGGTAGGCTAATCGGTAATAACTTTTATGTAACTGACGCTGTGTTTAACCTTGAGAACCTAACAACGAATGAAGAGGTTATAAAGGAAAAGTTATTAGTACATAAGATTGACCAATGTTTTATAGAGGCTAATAATTTCGGAGCTTACTTTATCCGGAACATTCGCAAAGAATCGCCTCATGTGCCAGTTACAGCAATTAAGAACACGACTAATAAATTAGGTCGCATATTGGCACAATCAGGATTCATTCTTGAGTTCTTTCTGTTTCCTGAAAAGCCAAACGAACAGCTAACAAAGTTCATGAGGCAGATGTCAAGTGTATCAGCAGATAGTAAGAGTAATGATGATGCCGCAGATGCCACCGCCGGAATAGCAGCCGCAATCCGTAGAAACTACTATAAATAACATGATACTAATACTCGCCCTATTCGGACTGTTCACGATCATTGTCTTACTTATTCATGACGTGGATGATACCGTAATTTAAATTCATTCTAAACAATATTTGTTTTAACTTTGCGTAAACGATTCATTTTTACCGAAGCCTCGTTCTGTTTAGCCAGAACAGCGGGGCTTCATTTAAAACCTTAAAGCTATGCAATTACATTATAAAGTACATGACCGAAAGTTAAAAGATAAAGATAGGTTTGTTAATCAAGTACGAAATGTTATAACTTTATTAGCAGATAAGTACAATGTCGATAAGGACACAATCAAAGCCCATATCGGAACCGTTGAAGATGATTATTATTTCAATCAGTTTACAATAGGATTTATTATTAACTAAAATTTAAAGCTATGAGATTCGTATTTAAATTATCTAAAACAAAATTATTAGATGATGTCAAGTTTGAAAAGCAACTAAAAAATGTTTGCAAATTGTTATCTGATAAGTACAAAGTAAAAACTGCTAAAATAGATATTAGATTTGAAAACTTTAAAGATGATGTACTAAAAGACTTATTCACATTAATCATAATACTATGACCAAACTATCAAATGAAAACGATAAGCTATTTGAAAAGAAGCCTATCTACATATTTAAAGAAACTGATTTATATGATGGCATAGTCGATAAGATCAAACCGGCATTAGAAATATGTAAAGGCATCAAAACTGAAGTCGGATATTTTAAATTCCCGTTTATATTATGGATTGAAACAGGATTTTTAGAATACGATACTCAGGAACATAAATTTATAAATATCTATTTCAGGGGTAAAACATTCCATTATTCAAATTTTGAAGAGTACATAAAACTTTTAAACTCATGACTAAACTATCCAACATTAGACGCGTAGGCATCCACGCCTACCGATTCAAGCTAATAGCTAAACTGATGTGTAAGCGACTGTGTAAACAGAACCGTACAACATACTGGGTACTATCAGAGCCGGGATGTCATACGGTGCTATGCTTTACCGAGATTGAAAAGATAAATAAACTGCTAAGGAACCAAGGCAGTAAGGCAAAGCCTATGAACGCTGTGATACTGAATAATATTTGCTCTTATCGTATGGTTCCGGTTTGGCTGGAGAAAGGGGGTAAGAAATGAAAAATCCAAAAATAAAAACTAAAGTAGTTCACTCGCAAACTAAATCAGCGTGGAATGTTATCGGGGCAACTCTTGGTGATAAATACAAGATTGCGCGTATTCCTTACCTATGTACTGATAGTGAGAATATTTATAATATAAACAGAATAGAAGCATTTGAACACGCTGAATTCATTTCGCATTGCTTTAATAATTCTGACGATATATTAATGAAAGAACCGGAAACCATTGCAGTACTGCCAAAGCCTCGACATAGCTAACCGAGCAAGGGTGGGAATCACTAAGGTTATAGCCTCTTAGCAATAAGGTGCTTTTTTATGTTTTATAACATACTGAATAAATTATATTATTTTTAATTAATCTAAATAAAAATAGTTGTAACTTGCAAAGGTTTTATAAAACTATTTGCAATGGGTATATTTTCGTTTAAGAAAAAAGGTGCTATTCCCACATCCGTTATTAACCCGTGGTTTATTTCCATTAAGGACTTCCAACGTTATGTCATAGGTGACAAAGGTCACGATGATAGCAAGTACCTGAAATACTACGAAACCATTCCAGAGCTTCAATCGGTTATCAACTACCGTGCTAAGTGTTTCGCTTCAATGAAGGTCAAGATGCGTAACCTAAAGACAGATACCGAGATTGAATCCGATCCAATCCTTACTTTACTCAATCAGCCCAATGTACTGCAATCAGGTCAAGAGTTCTTTAGGCAGTTCTCAACTTACAAGGATATTTTCGGAAACGATTTTATCTATATGCTTTTCGGTACTGATGTATCAAAGACTAAAGCCTTATGGAACTTACCCCCTATTGACATTGAAGTACTTAGCCCTAAAGATGTAAAGATTTGGACTGCAACTAACTACGCAGAGTTAATCAAAGGGTATAAGCTAAAGATTGATAACAAGGAAACCGAGTTAACACCCGAAGAGGTTATTCACTTCTACGATAATCTAATCATAAAGAATGATAAACTGAACTTAAAAGGCACTTCCAAAGTACACGCCCTTAGCCAAACTTTAGAGAATATCAAGATAAGTTACGAAGCAAGGGGAATCATACTTGGCAATTCTCCACTTGGTATCATATCGAATGAATCACAAGATGCTTCGGGAACCGTACCACTTAACGAAAAAGATAAGCAAGAGGTACAATCACAGATGCGAACATACGGGACTGCACTCGAAAAGCATTCGTACGTTATAACCAATGCCCGTCTTAAATGGCAATCAATGGCTACAACCGTAACCGAGCAACATTTCAAAGAAGTAACCGAGGACATGAGAACAATCTGCAACGAATACTCATTCCCTCCTGATCTGATGTTAGCCGGTTCGACTTATGAGAACATTAAACAGGCAAAGAAACAATTATATCAGGATTCAATCATACCCGAAGCAGAAGACTTCTTATCCGGTCTTAGTTCAGGACTTGGGTTAATCGATAACAATAAGATTCTTTATCCTGACTTTTCACACATAGCAGTATTACAAACCGATTACGAAACAAAAGCACGAACATATAACACGATGGTTATGGCACTATCGAAGGCATTTGCTGACGGTGCTATCACAGTTCAACAATACACAGAGCAACTTACTAAAATAGGGATGATATGATAACTGTAAAAAATAAACTCGATACTCATTACGGGGTCAAATCAAACCCGTTTGAACATAAGGAGATTGACGATTCACAAAGAACAGTCGATTTGATTGCTAATACTTATTTGTATTTCGATTCGGATTGTGACGTTCTTATGCCTGGTTGTGCTTCAAAGAGTATTCAGGAACGGGGCCCGGCTTCAACAACTCCCGGAAAGATCAAACATTGTATGGATCATGAACTATCCGAAATGATAGGAGTACCAAAGACAATCACAGAAGAGATATACGAAGGTAAGCAAGTACTTCGCGCGAATAGTTACTTTCCTGAGAGTGAAGACAGTGAGAATGCTTTGATTAACTACAAGGCTGGAATGTACGATCAACACTCAATTGGATTCCGTTACATACAGTTAGCATTAGCAACTCCACAAGGCGAGAACGATGCGATTAAACTTTGGAACGAAGTAATACCACAGTTGATTAATCCACAGGATGCAATCGAAAAGGGTTTTATGTTTGTTTGCAAGGAGTTGGCCCTGTATGAGTATTCGACTGTTGCCTTTGGTGCTAACCGTTTAACACCCTATTTAGGGAGTAAATCAGATAACAAGATTGTAAGATATAATAGCTTAGTTTCTAAATTCGATTCATTACGTACTGTAAGCGATAAGTTTACTCAGGAATTAATGGAACGACAATTTAAACAGATGCTAAAAGAAATGCTAACAGAGGAGCCATTTGTTAAGCCAGTAGTAATACCCGGCAACACGGATGCTAAGACGTTGGATAGTGAACAAGTAATTAACGTAATTAAAAATTTTAAATTTTAACAAAATGGATGAGAAACAATTAAATGAGATTCTATCCAAACTGTCAGCAGAAAACCAAAAAGAACTGACAAGACAGTTTAGCGATATGAAAAACGGATTTATTACTGCCGAGCAGTTTAAGTCCGCAGCAGAGAAATTTGCAAGTGCCGATGACGTGAAAAAATTCAATGATAACATTGAAACCTTAGCCATCGAAATTAAAAAGTTAAGAGAATCAGGTGCTGAAGGAAAACAGACTTTGAAATCTTACTTAGCCGGTCAAATGGAAAACTTGAAAAAGTTAGCCTCACGTGAGATCAAATCCTTAACACTCGACATCAAAGCCGAAGTATTAAGAACTTCGATCACAAGCGACACAGCCGCTATGCGTTTGAATGACATTGGTCAGATCGCTACAAAGAGAATTACCCTCCCATCTATTATGCGTAACGTATCTGTTTCCGCAAATAGCCACGGAGTTATTCGCTATTTCGATCAATCAACCGCAACCCGTAACGCAGATACACGCGCGGAATCAACTGCAGCTCCTGAATCAGTACTTGCATGGACTGAATACAGTTTGGCTCTTGAAAAAATCCTTGATACTCTTCCAGTATCACACGAAGCCCTTACCGATGTTGATTTTATTTCAAACGAAATTAACAACTTCCTGAGCCTTAACGTGGCATTGAAAGAAGAAAGTCAGATGTATGTTGGTGACGGTAACGCCCCTAACTACGAAGGACTTTACACAGTTTATGCAACTGATTACACTCAAGCAATCGCAGCTGCTGACAAAGCCCTCACAGGCGGTGTTGTAGATGCTTCACTTGCTGACCTTATTATCTATGTAGCAACTAAGATAACTAACGGAAAAGACGGTAAGTATATGCCTAACTACGTATTATTAAACCCTGTTGATTTTAACAGACTTCGCTTGAAAAAAGACGCAAACAATAACTACATTATCCCCCCATTTATGTCACCTGACGGTATGTCAATCGGTGGAATGAAAGTTCTTGAAAGCTCTTTAGTAACTGCAAACACCATGTTAGTAGGCGACTTTAATTGGGCTACTTACTATCAGATGGAAGGTTACTCACTCGAACTCGGTTATGGTGACGGACAATTTGTTCAGGATATCATGCTTTTGAAAGCCCGTAAACGTGGAAACGTACTTGTAAGAAACGTAGATTTAACTGCTTTCTACAAAGTAACTGACATTACAACTCGTATAACTGACATTACTGCTTAATCATGAAAAAAGTATTAATAGCTTTAGCGTTAGTGTTCATGGTAGCCATGAGCAACGCACAGTGGGTTTCAAGTAAAACCATAGCAACGTTCAATCCCGCTTCTG